TTTTCAGAATCGTACTTTGACGTTTTAAAGCTCATTGGTTTAAAACGAAACGTCAGCAAAGAATACAGAAGTAAACTTGGTGGCGTATTCATCGAAAAGGCCTTCACTGTGCGGAAGCACATAGGTGAAGAACTGCCTCAGCCTCCTGAGACAGACTCTAAACCTGGTGAAGTTAACTTATGGGCATACATTAAATTGAAATTCAATAATAATGAATACTATAAGCCATCAATTCGAAGACAAAAGTACATGAAAATCCACTATATCCAACGGCCTTTACTGAGCGCAATCGTGCTTGCTAAAGCTTTCGCTAGAGCAGGCATGATTAGACCTAGTAAAGGGCAAGAGGACGCCCCAGCATTCTTAACCCTCGGCCCATGTCTCACGAAAGAGTGGAACATGTCAAGTGAGCCTTGGAGAAAAGCTGCTGTTATACACGTTGCCATGAAAATTCATAGGCGTGTAATCAGTAGAATGGAGAAGAGTGGGATTCCTTTGTTCTACCCACGTTCTTTAGGCGGTTGGGGGTTACCTGGTAAACAGGTGGCCCCATCCCGCTTTCGAAAGGCTTCAGCCGCTATATTGAATGGGCAGGGTGAACTACAGAAAAAGCTTTCCAATATCTTTCTCTTTAGTAAAGCACCTGCCTATCTTCGTAAGAAGCTCAATAAAGGGCTGAAGGCCATTCAGGAATATCCTGAACGGTTTTCGCCGAGTGCAAAACCTATGACGCTTCAAGAAGCATCAAGGGACTACACTAGCCGCGTACTTGCTTATCATGGACATGACCCCACGAAAAGCAAATTGCAGCAAATTCGGTATAAGAACGTCGGTACCATTGCCAGACTTATCAATAACACAATAGATAAAGCAATTAAAACTTGGAAGAGTGCCAAACCAATGGCCGCTTCGAAAGCGTTAAAGTTGCATAATATCTTCGAAACTAAAATGGTTGATACTCAATATATGAATATCCTCCTTGGAAGAAACGGTGTTTATGATAATGCTGTGCGAGATATAATTGGCTCAAAAGGCCAGTCACACTTCATTCCCCTTGATAACATAGTTACCAGCGAGAAAGTCCGCAGTGAAGGACCTAAACAAGGTGTTAACCTTGACAGAGTCAATTCATCTGACGAAAACGATCCGCGACTAAGATATCAGCAAATTGCGATGTTATACTTTTCAGAAATAGCACCAGAATCTGAGATAGGAGAGCAGTTAGTCGTTTGGCGTAATCGCCTCGATACTAGACGAGCCAACCATCTCAAATCTTTTGTGAAACACCTCGGTAAAAGTGTGACACTCCAGAAATGGAATACATTGGACAATTTCGACAAGACTAACCTTGTAACGCTTCTCTTACGAGAAGTGGGAATCTGTTGGTGGTTACACCCCCAAGAGAAGCCCCGCTTCGTTTCAAGGAAAGGCGGCCGAAATCCGTCTAGTTAGAATCTAGGGCAC